GGGTTCATATTGCCACAAGATATACGCAGGAAAAGAAAGAGAAACAGACTCTCAGGTGATCATTACGACCTGGCAGTCCATCTACAAACTTCCCCGACAATATTTCTCAAGATTTAATGTGGTCGTTGGAGATGAAGCACACCAGTTTAAATCAAAGTCATTAGTATCTATAATGACAAAACTTTCTGATGCAAAATATCGTTACGGTTTTACAGGAACCCTAGACGGCACACAAACACACAAATGGGTTCTAGAAGGTTTATTTGGTCCCTCTTATAAAATCATCAGAACAGAAGAACTGATGCAGAAGGGTCATGTTGCTAAGTTGGATATCAATATACTGCTATTGAAACACCCACCGAATAAATTTGAGAACTTTGAAGAAGAAGTTCAATATATCATCAATCACGAAAAACGTAATAAGTTCATTAGAAATCTTGCCCTTGATCTTAAAGGTAATACTTTAATTCTATTTTCCAGAGTCGAAGGTCACGGACAACCTTTATATGAACTCATAAATAGTAGCACAGTTGAACAACGCCACGTGTTTTTTGTTCACGGTGGTGTTGATACAGAAGACCGAGAAAAAGTCAGAGAAATTACAGAAAAGGAAAACAACGCAATCATTGTTGCATCTTACGGAACTTTTTCTACTGGTATTAATATTAAAAATTTACATAATGTTATTTTTGCTTCACCCAGTAAATCAAGAATTAGAAACCTCCAATCTATCGGTAGAGTTCTAAGAAAAGGAGACAATAAAACAAAGGCAACTCTATACGACATTGCCGATGATATCAGTTATAAGTCAAGAAAAAATTATACACTCAACCATTTAATCGAAAGAATCAAAGTTTATAACGAAGAAAACTTTAATTATGACATTGTAAACATACCGCTTAAAAACTAATGGGAGAAGAATTTTACGCAGTAATAAAATTAATTTCTGGAGAAGAAATATTTTCTTTAGTATGTATTGATGAAAATAATGGAGACCCCATTATTGTTCTTCAGAATCCAGTAATTATGAAAATTATTGAAAACAATTTCTCAACTATAGTAAAAGTAAAACCTTGGATGGAAATTCCTGATGATGATTTTTATGTTATAAAAAATGATAAAATTATCACAATTACAGAAGTTAAGAATAAGCAAACTATTAATTTTTATAAAAAATATTTAAATGATGAAATACCCACAGAAGGAAAAGTAAAAATATCAGACAAAATGGGATATATATCAACCGTTAATGATGCTCGTAAAAAACTTGAAAAAATATTCAAAGGTATTAAAGATAGCTAAATCCCATCTTTAACCGGGACAAAGGTAGTCTACACATATTTTTAAATGTTGTCAAGCTTTTAAAGTATGTTATAATAGACATAACGAAAAGTTATCTACAAAACCAATGTTATGTCCAAAAAGAAATCAGAACATTACGTCAACAACAAAGAGCTTCTAGAGGCACTAATTGTCTATCGTTCTAAGGTAGAAAAGAGTTTTACTGAGATCAACGGTAGAGAACCCACTAGGGAAGACCGAGCAAAACACTGGAAAGGCAAACCACCTATTCCAAACTATCTTGGCGAATGTTTCTTGAAGATTGCGACTCACCTATCATATAAACCAAACTTTGTGAATTATATGTTTAGGGACGATATGATTTCTGACGGCATTGAGAATTGTGTTCAATATATTCACAACTTTGACCCAGATAAGTCTAAGAACCCATTTGCTTACTTCACTCAAATCATTCACTATGCATTTCTGAGACGCATTCAGAAGGAAAAGAAGCAACTGGAAATCAAAACCAAGATTATTGAACGTACTGGTTTTGATGAGGTTATGATGGTTGACGATAGCTTGCTTTCTGGTAGCAGTTCAGACTATAATACGATCAAAGATAACATATCCTATAAGAACCGATGAAGGTTGCTATTATTACTGATACACATTATGGAGCTAAAAAAGGATCAAAGTATCTTCATGATTACTTTGAACTTTTTTATAAAAATGTATTTTTTCCTTCTCTGATTGAACATGGTGTTAAAACTGTTATTCACATGGGAGATGCCTTTGACAGTCGCAAGTCTATTGATTATCAAAGTTTAGAGTGGTCAAAACGTGTGGTTTTTGATCCATTGAAAGAATACAATGTTCATATGATTGTTGGTAATCATGATACTTATTATAAAAACACAAATGAAGTAAATTCTCCAGAACTTCTTCTTCAAACTTATAAAAATATTAAAACCTACAGCAAACCCACTGAAGTAAATATTGGTGGACTTGATATTTTATTTTTACCCTGGATTAATCAAGAAAATGAAGCAAACACTCTTAAACTTATTGAAAAGACTTCTTGCAAGTGTGCGATGGGGCACCTTGAACTCCAAGGATTTAGAGTTAATCGACAACTCATCATGGAGCATGGTCTACAAAGCGAACTATTTGAGAAGTTCACCCATGTCTTCTCGGGACACTATCACACTAGATCGAACAATGGAAAAGTCTTCTATCTAGGCAATCCTTATGAAATGTATTGGACAGATGTGAATGATACTCGTGGATTTCATATTTTTGATACTGAGACATTAGAACACACTTCAATTGATAATCCATATAAATTATTTTATAACGTTTATTACGAAGACACTCCTCATCAATTATTTGATGCTACACAATATGAAAATAAAATTGTTAAAGTAATTGTTCGTAAAAAATCTAATCCTAAAAATTTTGAAAAATTTGTTGATAAGATTTATTCTGTAGGAGTTCAAGATATTAAGATAGTTGAAAATTTTGATGTTCAAGAAAATGAAGAATTTGAAATAGATGAAGAAGAAAATACAATGTCTATTTTAAACCGTTATATTGAAGAATCTGAATTTCAGTATGATAAAAATATTATTAAAGGAATATTTCAAGATCTTTACCGACAATCTTGCGAAGTAGAGTAAAATGTATCTTTTAACAATAAGAGACAGGAAAGATGATGGTGCCTATGCAGTTTTGGATGAATATGGAGAAAAAGTTCTCTTTATGTTTGAAGAAGAGGACGATGCAACAAGATATGCTCTAATGCTTGAAAATCAAGAACAGCAAGAAATGGATGTTGTTGAAGTTGATGATGAACTTGCCATAAAGACTTGTAAGATGTATAATTACAAGTATGCTGTGATCACTCCTGACGATATTGTAATTCCTCCCAAACATGTTAGTATTTCATAAAATTAGATATAAAAATTTTCTTTCATCTGGAAACACTTTTACCGAAATTAATTTTGAAAAACATCATACAAATTTAATTATTGGTACAAATGGTGCTGGAAAATCTACAGTATTAGATGCACTTACATTCGTGCTTTTCAATAAACCATTTCGTAAGATCAACAAACCTCAATTAGTTAATACCACTAATGAAAAAGACTGTTTAGTGGAAATTGAATTTTCATGTAATAAAAAAAATTATCTTGTTCGTCGTGGAATTAAACCAAATATTTTTGATATTGAAGTAAATGGTAATTCTCTGCACAAAGAAGCAGATGATCGTGCAAATCAAAAAATACTAGAAGAAAACATTTTAAAAGTAAATTACAAGTCTTTCACCCAAATTGTTATTTTGGGTAGTAGTACTTTTGTACCTTTTATGCAACTGACCACCGCCAACCGTCGTGAAGTTATTGAGGATCTGTTAGACATTCGTATTTTTTCGGCAATGAATGCCTTAATTAAGGATAAAATTCGTGAAAAAAAAGATCAGGTTAAATCTCTTGAACTTAAGAAAGAAAATCTTAAAGACAAGATGAAAATGCAAAAAAATTTCATTGAAGAACTTGAGAACCGTGGAAACGCCAATATCAATACCAATCAAGAAAAGATTGCCAAGTTAGATGTAGAAATTGGTGTTTATATAACTGAAAATGCCCGAACGGAAGAGGATGTTTTTAAGTTCACTAAAGAACAAGAAGAAGTTATTGGTGCTGATGATAAGTTAGTAAAACTAAACAATCTAAAGGGTAAAATATCTCAAAAAGTAACTGCTATTACTAAAGAGCATAAGTTTTTTACTGAAAATACGGTCTGCC